CTACCAAACGCGACTTTAGAAGACCTTTGGATATCACTATCTTTTATAGGCATTCTAGCGTCACTTTCTCGCATAAAGGAATGGTCTACACCGTCCATAGCAGATTTTGCTTGGTTTTGAAAATACTCTGTACGTTCATGTGCGGTTTCGACTGGAACTTTAGCGAGGATTAAACCTCCAACCCCAATTACTCCTGTATTGCTTCCGCTATCTATAGTAGGGGCTTCGAAATCAGGATAATCTTCTGCTCTCACAGGTTCATATCCTTCTCTAATACGTTTAGACATATTAGATTTATCATCTTGTCCTCTAGTAGCTTCACGAATCCATCTGAATTGATATCCAGGAGGTGCTTCAGGTGCGTCTAACATTGACGGGGGTTTCCAAGGCGTTCTGCGAGTTTGAGAGTCTCGTGTCTCTGCAGACCGTGAGTTACGGTCAGTTCTGACTTCTGTTGTTTTATTATCTTCTGTCATTTTTATACTCCTTCGATATGCTTAGCATATTCTTCTAGTGGCACGTTTAGTCTTTTAGCTATTGCTACTTGACTTGGCGTGAGTTTTATTTTACGTGAACCTTTTCTACCACTAACACCTCTGCTACTGGCAGCAACCTGTTGCACGGGGGCAGATTGCTCTTCGGAAAACTTATGTGGGAAATTATCCTGCATACGTTTATCTACTTCGCTGTAATACATATCGGAAGTAGGGTCTATTCCACTTTCGACTAGTTCTTTATGTATTCCAAATGCTGCAAACGTCATTGCTTGGTCATCTCCAAACCATTTATTCTTAGCCGCCCATTCCTCTGCTTTTGGGTCTGGTCCCGCAGCCTGAGGCTGTAGGGTAGGCGTATACGGCTCAACAGGAACTTCTTGTGGTTGATTCTTTTCTCTAACTTGTTGCTGAGCTGATAATCTTCTAAGATTTTCTGCTTCAGCACTAGCTCTAGAAAGTTTTTCTGTTGCATTAGCAACAGCTTCACCATCTCCTGCATCCTGTGCCTCTTTCAAAAGCTGTTTAGCTCCTGTTATTTCTGATTGTACCCTGTTGTCATACTCTTTGAAAAGGGATGTATCGGAATTTTTTAACTTTTCTTTTAAAGTTGTTGCTGTTTGATTAACGCTTTGAGCATAATTAACAGCTTCATCTCGCTGTCTTTCTGCCTCTCGCATTTTATAAGTTAACTTATCAATACGTTTTTGTACTGAATCGCTAATATCATCCAACTCTTTACCTGTTTCGGTTTTAGTTTCCGATACAGCTTCTTGTTGGGTGTTGTCTGGCAGTGATGTGTCTACATCAGCTGCGTGTATGTCTACTTCCCCTTCTGGAAGTTCTAATTCTAATTCTATTTTTTCTGCTTCATTATTTTGCATGAGTCCTCCTCAAGATTGTTATGATAAAATTGCTTCTGGGTCATCTATAGTAGCTAAGATTTCGTCATCATTTAAAAGACGCATATCGCCTCCTTCTATTTGAAAACGAGCACCTGCATATCTACCGAAGATTACCCAATCACCTTCTTTACACCAAGCTCCTTCAGGAAACTTATGTGGGTCACTGTAAGCGTCTGCGCCCATAGCAACAACATAACCTACAACAGTCGCAAGTCTTTCCTTGTCTACCGTTGCTTTAGCTAAATGTATGCCGCCTTTAGTCACTGTCGATTGTGTGAAAGGTAATATTAAAATTCGATACCCCGTAGGACGTGGTAGCGATTCCGCATGAGAGTCTAGGTTATCGGGGGTAATTACAGGTTCTATATTTTGTTCTGGAACACTATCACTTCCGAATTCCCTTAATACTCTATCTGGAACAGTTTTTGTTTCGACTTTATTCGTCATTTGCATCCTCCATATTAGAATGTAAAGTTTGAATTTCCTGTTCAGAAAAACTCAAACCTGCTATTTCACCAACTATCCTTTGGTATTGTTCAAAGTTCTCAACACTTCCAGAAGCTAATGTCTGCGTAAGAGCTTCTTTTCTCTCACGATATTTACGGAGCAAATGCTCCGTAGCTAAGATATAATCCATTTATTTAATGTAGTTATACCAAAGAAGTCCTTTAGTTTGTCCGTAAGCAGCCTTTACTTTAGACTCTTTACCAACAACGTTGCCTTTTGCGTCTGTATTTACTTCACCAGCAGCAACTGTTTGTGTTTTAGTGTTATCTACCATTTTAGGCTCACTAGGAGCAGACCTGTTCACCTTTTTAGAAGGCGACGGGTAATCTCTATTTTTATGCATATTATTCTCCGTTTTTATTGTCTACTATCTCTAACTGTTTTTACCAGTTCGTTATAGTTCTTATCAGCATCAGCTTTTGCTTTTAGCTCTAATTCTTGCAATTCTATAGCAGATTTAGTATCTTGTACTTTTAAATCAGCTTCTATTTTTTCACGTTTAATCTGTGCGTCTAGTTCTGCTTTCATAGCCGCAAGTTGTGCATCTCTTGCATCATCTTCTGATTTCTGCATTAACTGTTCTTTTTCTAATTGCAACTGCTGCTGGAACATTTCCATTTGAGGATTTTGTTGTGCTGCTGCTTGTGCTTGTGCCATCGCTTGTGCTTGACCTGTAACTTGTTGTGTTGCTTGTGCTGCCATCATAGCTATTTCGTTCATCATTTCAGGCGGCATAGGTTGGTCTAACGGAGGTAGCGGTTGACCCATTGCTTGTTCTATTTGTTGTCTATATAGCATAGACTGGTGTTCTTGTATATTTGCACCTATTGCTTGTGTAGCGATAGGATTTTGCTGAACCATGGGGTTTTGCATAAATGCACTATGGGCTCCAATATACGCTTCGTGGTTTTGAAAAGGGTACGCTTTTATAGGATTCCCTGTCATAGCTGCTTGTTGGTCGCTTATTGGGTCTCTCGGTGGTACTTCTTCCTCTGGTGGTAATAACGCATCGATATCTTTAATATTTAACGCTATATACATTTTTCTATACGATTCTCGTAAATTATGTAATTCAGGAGCCGCTTGTGCCATTTGAAGTTGTGCTTGGGCTAATGTTATTCTTTGCGTCATACTAAAAATATTAGGGTCGCTAACAGGTATAACATCTACTGAACTGTCGAAATCTTGTTTAAAAACGTTTTCAGACGCACCTTGTACTTGATACGGGTATTCGGGAGGTAAAAACTCACCGAATACTCTTTTTAAAATTTTAAATTCACATCTTTGTGCATAATGTAATCTTTTATGGATTGCAGACATAACTCTTTGTCCTTTTTCCATTAAGGCTACTGTTGTTCCTACAGGAGCTTCAGAGTTACCATCGCCTGTTGGATTTTCTACTGTAGCCGCAAATCTTTTACCAGAATCTACTAATGCTCCCAATAACGTAGCTAAAGTACCGCTTGGCTCTTTATAAGGTAAAGGAAGGAAGGCATCTTGTAATCTTCCTCCTGGAGCATCAACATCTCTCCATTCTCCTGGCTGTAATGGGTCATCATGACGTTGAATATTTAATCCACGTGATTTAAATCCTGCTGGAAGGTTAGAAAGCGTACCTGCGTCTATTAATTGTCGTAAAATTGCTGTAACTGACTTAGTTAGCCCGCCCATCATGTGTATTAAGCCAAAACCGTAGAAACCTAGTCCTGGAAGGAACTTATAATGCGTAAAATGTTCAATTTTCTTACGCATTGGGTCTTTTTCGTTGTAATTTGGTCTAATTGAAAGAATTTTGTTGTTATCTTTGCAAATAGTGACGATATAGGGCAGTGCTAAGCCTGTTTCTTCTCCATCTTCGTCTAAATCCTGATATCCGTCTAAATCTAAGTCAACATGCATCTCTAAAAGTGTGTATTCTTCGTCGCTAACTGTTCTACTTAGTCCTTGAAGCTCCTCTATTTTGTCATCGACCTCTGTTGTTTCCGCTGAACTTCCTGGAGACGCCATATCCATGTCTTTGTAGAAGCCAGATAGCTGTAATTTACGTAATTCGTTCTCATTCATATGAATTACGTGTGTAATTCTAGGAGAAGTTAGTAAATCTACTGCATAATACGGAACAACCAAATCTTCTGACTTAACAAACCGTGCGACAGCCCGTCCAACAGCAGGGTCATAGTAAACTTTTTTAAATGCTGAACCAGACAAAGGTAAATAAAATAAAAGCTGGTCCATTTCTGGGTCATATTCTTCCATTTTGTATGTTATTTGATAATTCATGAAATTTTTAACACGATTTGCTTTTTCCATCTTAGCGTTATCGGTCATTCCTAAAATTTCTGTATCAACGGGTCCGCCCGCAGGCAACATTTCTTTATATGCTTGTGCTTGAAACTGAGTTACAGCTTCTGCGAGTATTGGGTGATGAACTCCCGAAGCCCCAACAAAAGGTTGTGACCTAGAAGTAGAATTTATTCCTAATAAATCTAGCCCTTCTGTGTATGTTTGAAACCAATCGTTTCTAGAATCTAAATCATCTTCGTAAGAACTAACTAATTCAGTTGCTATCGTGTTTAGTTCTCGTTCATCTAAGCTATCCGCTAAGTTTTCTCCGAACTTTGAAACAGTTTCTTCAGGCATGTCGCTGCCTCGAATTATTGAACCGTCTGGTTGTACAAAAAGTTCAGTTTCTTCTTCAGGCTGTGCCATAATCTCAAGCTCTATTGCTTCAGAATTATCAGGTACTGCGGAGATTGCTTGTTTTTCAATAGCCATGTTGATAAATCATAGTATGATTTTG